TCTACTGATAGTATCGATGATATCAGCAATAAGATTCGTCTTGCTACGATCCTTGGGACTTTCCAGGCTTCGTTAACAGACTTCCCTTACTTGCGTAAGATTTGGCAGAAGAACACAGAAGAGGAAGCATTGCTTGGTGTATCAATGACAGGTATCTGTGACAATGTATTATTGAATAACCCTGATGATGTAGAGTTACCTAAACGATTGGAGGCATTACGTGATTTGGCTGTCAACACTAACGCTTTCTATGCTGACGCTATTGGTATTAACCAGTCCGTTGCAGTTACCGCAGTTAAGCCTGAAGGTACTGTGTCTCAGTTGTGTAGCACTGCTAGTGGTATTCATCCTCAGCATAGCAAGTATTATATTCGACGTGTCAGAGCAGATAACAAAGACCCTCTAACACAGTTTATGATACAAGCAGGGTTTGTAGCAGAGCCTTGTGTGATGAAGCCTGAGTCTACTACAGTATTTAGTTTCCCTGTAGCAGTAGCAGAAGGTGGTTTGTTGCGTGAAGACTTGTCAGCAATTCAGCACTTGAAGTTGTGGTTGATTTTCCAGCGTCACTACTGTGAGCATAAGCCTTCAGTAACTATCTCTGTATTAGAGAACGAATGGATGGATGTAGGAGCTTGGACATTCAAACACTTCGATGAAGTTACTGGTGTCTCATTCTTACCGATGGATGGTGGAACATACAAGCAAGCACCGTATGAAGAGTGTGATGAGCAGACTTACAATCAGTTAAAGATGTTAGTACCAGAGACAGTAGACTGGGAGAACTTCAAGGAGTACGACGATAATGTCGAAGGAGCACAGATGTTAAGCTGTACTGCAGGTGGTTGCTCAATCTAATAAGGAAAAGATATGTTACTAGAACTACATTTTATTACAGGGTTTATGTTTGGAGCAGAGTGGGTTAACGAGTATGAAGACGCTAACCACTTTGTCCTTGACTTAGGGATTGTGCGGATCATGGCATCATTCCCTAAAGATGGAGAGTTTGAAGGTTAAGATTTAAAGAGGGCTCGTTCATCGTTACGACGGTTTACGAGTCCTTTCAATACCTTACCACCACCTATCGTGTACTTGAGAAACTCTTCAGCAGCCCCATCCATATCTCCACGAAGAACCTTCTGACGGAGGGTTGAACGCTGTAGTGTCCCAAGACCCACATTAAAGCTAAAGCTGACAAGAGCATCGAACTGACCTTGTGTAAGAGTAACAGGACAGTATCGCTCGACACCTCGCTCAAAGTTAGCCAAATCTCGTTTAAGAATGTCATCTACTTCTCCCATCGTTATTGTCCTATTCCATCCATCAGGGATAGGTAACGCTTTACGCTCTGCTAACGGTACCCTTGCGTGATTGGGGTCAATAACATGACCAACACCAATAGTCCACAGAAGAGCAGGACATTGATAAGGCTTAGTCCTAACACCTTCGTGATGACGGATAACTTCGAGAGCCTTGTCACTTACTTTCATTTCTTAGCGAAAGCCTGTGTACCGAACCAGAAAGCGATAATAGAAGCTAGAATCTGCATTTCATCTGCATCGAATACCAGTGGGATAGCTTCAACAAAAGAAGTACCAGTTGACCAAGCCCAAGCAATAGAAGCAATGTCAACAACCATCAATAGGAAGACAAATAAATAGGTCACAGCAGGTCTTACAGAGGCTCTGAGGTTGATTACCCACTGACTAGCACCCTGACCTATAGCGATGTCGTGTGCGTACATTGCAGAGCGTTCCTGAGCTTGTGTCTCCATCTGGACTTGCTCTGTTCTAATCTCTTCTACTCTAGCTTGTGCAGCATAGCCACGCTCAAGCATCTGAAGTTCTCTTTCAGTCTGCATACGCGCCATCTCCATCTCGTGAGACTTATCAGACTTGTCCTGAAAGAAGTCCATCAGTTTAGGTAAACCACCCATCAGGAATGATAAGGCAGTTGAAATTAGTGTTAGCATTACTTGTCTCCCCAGACTATAAAATAAGAAATAACTGCAGCAACTAAGAAGCAGTACAACTGTACCCTCTTAACTGCCTTCATATCTTGATCATACAACTTCTTGTTTTGCATCTCTTCTTTAAGCATGCGTTGCTTGATAGACTGTATATCATCCCATGCTTTAGAGCCATGCTTGTTGATTACTTCAGCCTTCATACGTAGCTCCATCTTCTTTACTTCTTGGATGATCTCGTATTCTTTGAAGGCTCTCATGACAGTATTGTCTACCTGATACTGCTGAGCTTTACGTCTCTCTTCTGCCTTCTGCTTAGCGACAGAAGTAGCATCACCTTGAATTGCTTCAATGGTCTTGGTTAATTCTTTAGTACCTTCTCTAGTAGCGTTTAAAGAACCACTAAGAGACTTGACTCCTTCTGTAATTCCGTAGGGATCTGCCATATGTCATTCTTCTTCTATACCTTTTTTCTTAAGCTTAGCTCTAATGTATTCTGATCTGAATTCAGGATCTTGAATCTTCTCACTGAATAGAATCTTAGTAGCTGCTGACCTTGCCTTCTGCATTCCCTTCTCTAGTAATACTTTCTTCATAGGATCAGAAGCAGACTGATACACAGGAGACTGAATCATAGCAGCTAACATAGTATCAGACCACTGACTAGAGAGTGCCTGGTATCTAGCTTGATCTTCACCCTGTAACTCTACACCTTTAAGACTCTTACCTGGTAAGTTGTAATCTAACTTAACACGAGAAGCTTCTTGCTGTACTGCAGTCTGCTCAGCAGGAGCTGTTTGAATACCAGTAAATGCAGCAGCACCATATGAAGGATTAGGACGAGCACCACCATAAAGCATAGACTGAGCAGGTAGGTTTTCTCTAGCAAACTCTTGACCTAGATTAGGTACACGATTCTGTACTGCTTCACCAAAGCCAGTTACTACACGCATGTTAGGATCGTTAGCACGAGCAGGAGCAGCTACGAATGAAGGGACTAACAGACCAGCAAAGCTATTTACAAAGCTACCACCGTAACGCTCAGGATCATGCACTGCCTGTAGTAAACCAGAGATACCTTCTAAGTATGTCTTAGATACAATGTTCTTAGTTACACCTGCTACGACATCCACTACTAATTCTTTTTCTTTCTTAGAATCGTAGGATGGTTTATCTACATATGTACGCACTGCGTTAATACCGTCTACTGCAGAACCCATGATAGTCGCTAAAGGTTCTACACGAGCGTAGGAATAATATGTATCGCCAATACGAATACTATACTCAGGAATACCAGCAGCAATCATAGCGTTACGCTTAGCAGCATCCTTAGGATACGAACCAGTAACAGTATCGTCAGCTACCTGTTGAGCTAGTGCAGCAGTTATGCCCATGCCAATAGCAGTTCTTGCTACCTTAACATCCGTAGGAGTATTCTTAGAGAAGACACCTAATGGAGTATATGACAGAGCATCCTTCATAATGTTGATAGGAGTCTTAACGAAAGGGATGACAGGAGCTACCCAAGGATGAGCTGCTCGTAGAGCTAAGAGTTTATTACCAAAGCTTCCTAAGTCTGCCTGGAATGTAGCTTGCTTAGCAAAGTTACGTACATCGTCAACAAGCTTAACACGAGCACTGTCAGGTAGTGTAGCTAATTCAGGAGCTTTCAAGATATTATCTTTCCAGTCTACTGTCTTAGTGTTCACAGTACGCAAAGCATTATATACAGTCTCAGTATCTCCATACTTACCAGAAGAAGCTAAGCGATAGGCTTGAGCATTGTACTCCATGCGACGGAAGACAGATTTGAAGAACTCGTCAACACCTACGCTAAGACGACTAGGAGTACGAATTACTTCTCCTAAGATCTTCTCAACTTTAGTAGCACCTTCTTGTGTACCGATAGCACCACGAATCTCAGGCATTGCTGCATCGAGTGGAGAACCACGTAGGAATCCTTCCTTAGCAAAGAATGCAGATTCTAAGACACCATCCATCAATCCTCTAAATGCAGGAAGAACTTCTCCAATCTTAACTTTACTTGCAGGATTAACTGCTTGAAGGATACGTTCAGTGCCTAGCAAGCCTACTTTAGCAATACCAGAGAATGCGTTAACTGCAG